TACAAATCTAATGTGATATTCACATCTTGAACACAATACTCAGCCATTTCATTAGTAAACTCTTTCCAATCTGTAGTTTCACCATAGGTATCTTTTACCATGCCATTCCTGAAACCCCATGCTTTAAGACTATGGCTCCCCCACAGTTTAGGTTGTAACAATTTTCTCTGAGCATCCAACTCTTTTAAGTCAGTATGGATCAACCTGGATAATACTAATGTATCTATTATCTCTGTATGTTTACTTGGGACCCATCCTAAAATCTTTTTAAGAACTGGAAGATCATACGCTATGATGTTGTGTCCAATTATTCTTTCGGCACTACTCATCACTTCAAGTCCTTCATCTAAACAATCAAAGTGTCGATAAGTATAATCATAGAATCCAGACTTATTAGCATAAATCTGACCAGCCTTTGAACCAACTACAGCCATGCCTAGACAATGAACTGTGGTTACATCTTCAAGCAAACCATCGGTTTCTATATCAAATACTAATTCTAACATTAGCGATTGTCTCCTATTGGGAACCGTTCTTCTAAATTAAAAACTTTCATCTTCACCGTTGCCAACTCCTGTCTCATTTGATGGGCTGCACTCGCTAAGTCTACCTGAATCTGGATCATATCTGAGACAGGTAGCAACGCCAGTAGAACTTCCCTTGTACCTTGCTTTAAGCACTCTAACGATTGTCTCATTTGTTCCTTGTTGATCTCTTTCGAGGCCAATGACAAAATCGCTGAGTTGAGCAATAGCTCCTGATCCTCTAAGGTCTCCAATACTGATTTGTTTGCCATCTTCATGTCCTTTCCCCTGTGCAGGTCTCTTTAAATGAGAAACAATAAACATCCCTACGTTTAATTCCTCAGCTAAAGACCGGAGTTTAGTCATTAAATTATCTATCATTCTTCTTTCGTCTCCGTCTCCGATACCTGAGACGATGATAGATATATGATCAAGAATGATCCAATCCACACCACAACTGCGAACAAGATAACGAATACGATTGGTAAGTACATCTCCATCCACACTCCCCCAATGATCATAAAGAAAAAGTCTCCCTGTAGAGAAAACCCTTTCCCATATTTCCCTCAAATATTTTTCCTCTAAATTATTTTGAAGGTGAAGCATAGAATTAGCTTCAATAGACATAAAATCAAGAGCTGCATTTCTTACAGATTCTTCCAAGGCTATGTAACCAATGGTTTCACCCTTGCTTAAAAAGTAAGATGCTATCTCTTTTACTGTAGTCGATTTACCTGCACCTGTACCCGCGCAAAAGGTTACAAGCTCGCCTTTTCTAGCTCCTAAAGTTTTTTTGTTGAGTCCAACCCAAGGATAGTCATGGTCACTTGGAGTCAATGGAGTATTGACTAGCTCCCATGTGTCTTCCCCTGCTACTATACCATCGGGTCTTGCTATAGTCGCGTTCCAAATCGCGTTCACAATGTCTGCACCTTGATGAGCTACTAGACATTCATTAGCATCCTTCTTGGGGAGTCTTGCTATTTTACATTTTCCAGGTGGGAATAATTCAGAGCACTCTTTTGAAGCAGACATACCTGCTTTGTCCATGTCGAACATAAGTATGATCTCTTCAAAATTTTCTACTAGCCATTCATAATCCTTTTGAATAGCTTTCTTAGCAGATTTTGTTCCATTGGGAATGGAAACGGTGGGCCACTTACAATTTTGTTGTTCTGCTACACTTAGGCAATCTATCTCGCCTTCAGTTATTACTATCTTTTTACCTCTACCCCAAAGATGCCTACCCCACAGACCTTGGCACTCACCTAGGGTCCGAAAGTCATGGCCTTTGAGTCTTATTTTCTGTCCTACTACACTTCCAGTTTCATCCTTAAACTCAGCTACTTGACAAGGTTTACCATTGTACTCACTAATCGAATAGCCATAGAACTTACAAGTTCTTTCAGAGATTTTTCTCTTAGTTAAATCTTTGTATTGTCCTTTTTGAATAAGATTTGTAAATTTCTTTTTATTATTGGAACTGGATTGGGCAGGTACATCATGCCTAAGAATATCATCGTCACTAGGCATATAGTAGCCGCAATCATTTCCAAAGCAGTAACCATGTCCATCATCATACCTCGCTAAATTGTCCTTTGATCCGCACTTTGGACAAGCCTCATTCCTCAGCCAATTCGATGAGCCATTCTGAGGGGATGTCCTTTGTTGCGTATTTGAACCCATGTTTTTCGCACCATTGTCCATAAGTTGTCCTCGATCCTTTATAGAGTTTCTGGTTTGGGTTTGTGAAAATAAATCTAATATCTAAATCAGGATGTTGCTTTTGAATCAGTAAATGTTTAGCTCTATCACTTCCTATAAATCTACCTTTAGTTTCTATAAAAATACCATATCTTTCAGTCCTTGTACCATACTTACAATCCTTTTTACTTAACAAGTAAAAATCCGGTGTGTAAGTTTTTTGATTGGGAATATAGGGTATTCGCTCAGGCTCATAGTGCCATTCAACTTCCGCACCTTGCAACTGCTTACCAATATCATACTCTAAGCCTGAACGATACCCTTCCTTCATTCCCCTAGCGAGATTTTTAATTCTCCGCATCACCATACAACTCACTAGAACTTAATATACCACGCAGCATTGTTAGGGTAGTCTTGACGGTATAGAATTCGTCAACGGGATAAGAGCCTGTATGTAATACTGTATATAAATCTGACATTAGGCTATGAACTACCTCTGGTTTGAGTGAAACAACTTTATCATATACTTCATTTACTTCTAAACTTCTAATCTCTGCATAAGAAGGCATATTAGAAGTCCTCATCTTCCTCGATAGTTTCATCGCTAGAAGTTTGGGAAAATTCTTCTCCCCATTCAACATCATCACCACCTGCTTGATACTCAACTAAATCTAAAACTCTAACTTTCTTCAATCGCATGGTAACACCACCACCACCTTGATCGAAAGGTACAGCCTGGTAAGCTACTTTGAGTTTAGAACCTGCACCTATGGCAGTTTGGATGCGCTCACCTTCCTTGTTTAACAAAATAGGAGTTTGAGTAAAATCTCCCTTTCTGGATTTTACCAGAGCTTTCATTTTGAATTGACAAAACATATTGCCAGTATCATTTCCTTGATCGTCTACTTCAGGTTTCAAAGGATTGTGCTTACCACCGTTCATCAACGGCTTAATAACCTTAGCGATCTTCTGTGATTCCTCTTTACTCATTACCAATTTTACATGGTAAATGCCATCAGCATCAAAGCGTACATCGGGCTTATTAAGCCAAGGCCATGAAGCTGTACCTACTGGTGAAACGTGCATTGGATATTTTTCTGCCATTACAGTTCTCCTTTAATAAAGTTTTCTGCACCACCGAATTCTGGAATCTTCTTTTCTTTACAATTTACTCTAATACGATCTACAATATTCATAAGTTCTGCTATGGTTCTATCCTTTCTGAGTTTATTGTTATACATACAGTTGAATAGACTACAGATGATAACATACTTTTCAGACTTACTAAATTGCTGTAGAGACTCAACCGCTTTCATCATGCCTTGTCCTACATTTTCAATATTTACATTAGCTAAAAAAGAATTCTGCATTTCTGACCTCATCTATTTTTAAATTACCATATCCTTCTGGTTCCGTCAAATCTATTTTTTGTTGATCTTTAAAATTATTTAAAACATCTTCCTTATAAATTTCTATAAATTTTTCTCTCAGGATTTCTCCTAAAGTTTCAATATCACAAGCATGGGTCCCGAAAGAATCATGTACTACAGCAAAAGATTCAATGTCGTGCTCATCATTTCCAGATATAACAGTTTTCATTAAATGACAGGCATCCAGGCTGTGAACAAAGTTTGGCGCAATCCCATTCACCTGCTTTGCTTTATTAAGTTTATCTGAATCACCATGAGCTGCAAATAGAGAAGACATTTTACCATTGATAATCGTTGTAATTCGAGAAACAGTAGACTTTAAATATTTTTGTTTAACTAAAAATCCGGTAGGTACGGTCCAGTATATAGGTCTGTCTAATTCATTCAGTTGTTTAGCACAATATTGTAACCAATCCATTCCTTTCCTAGCTGAAACTACCACTTCCCCAATAGAATTATAAATATGTTTGGCTAGATATTTACAATGTACCCATAAATCTTCCCCTTCAGTAATACCATAAAACTGTTTTCCTTTGTCTAACTGCTTTTTCATTTCTTCATGGATTTGATCGCGCATACCATAAAGTGTGGCCCCGTATGGAGTAGTCATTACAGGTCTTTTTACTAATGCTCTATTTAAATTTCTAGCATCTCCCCATATAGCTGATAACTCTGTGCCTTCTTCTAATACTTCTTTAGTTATCTTTTTAATAGCTACCTGTCTAACAATATCATAAATATCTTGGGGAGTGTCAGAGTCGGTAAGATTCACGGCTTTACCGCCCCTTTCATCCCTGAGCATAGCGGAAAAATGTTGTAGCCCATTACATGATCCATCCACCGTAACTGGCAAATGGCTTGAATAAGTCAGACCATGCTCTATTACTGCTGCATACTCTAAACAAGCTCTTAAAAACTGCCACGGCTTATCAGCATCCATCCACCAATGTTCAGACAACGGGTTATAAGCTATGGATAAAATATGTTCTTCATTTTTAAGTGTCCACTCTACTCTATCTTCTAAGGACACTTTATCATAGCCGTAACAATTAGCTAAATGTACCTGTAGCCAAGCTAGTCCGTTCTCCCCTATTGGTTTTCCTTTAGAAAATTCTAGTAAACCCCTCGCGGAGTCTTCTCCCTGTGGATTTAAGAAAGCAGTATTAGCATACATCCTTCCCCTAAAATCCAGGGTATGTGGAAAGTAGAAAACCTTTTCATTTACAAATTTTCTGGACATCCACATAAGTTGTGAAAATTGTATTCTCTTAGTCTTCCTTCTAACATTATCTGAATACATCATGGTGGCCCTACGCTTCCAATCTATTTGTTCTTCCTTAGTTCCTTCCTTGGGGTAAGGCTCTTCCATGTGTCTTTCATGGAACTCAGGAACTACGCTGACATTAGCTTGGGAAGTAAACAGCGCATCCATGACTTTAAAAATAGTTTTATTAATTCTCCATCCAGTTTCCTGTACTACGTTTACCGCGTGATATACTTGGGACAGGTCCGTATTCTCTAAGTCTTTAAGATAAGCTTGATCTGAAGTTTTTACTAGTTGTAATCCAGTATAGTTGTAGTAGCCACCAACATAGATGGAACTCCATTTCCTAGGCGGTATAATACAAGGGAGCTTAACAGGACTCAATAATTCACAGATAGAGTTCTTTCTGTCTATCCATTTAAGTGATTCTTCTGTAGCTTCTAACCAGAAAACAGTTTTAAGATTTTGTGATTGTCCAGTATGTCTTCTTATTTCAAATAATTTTGTATAGGCACAAATTAATTCACAAAGTAATCGGCCTAGCTCTACCCGTTTAGTTGTGTGCCATGACTCCCACTCAATATCAGCTTTATTACTAGAATGTACTAAAACTCTTTTCTGTTTTCTATAATTGGTAGTCTTTTTAGATAGGTCCCTGGACACTACTCCAAATAAAGATGGATTAGTTTTTTGAAAATGTCTAAATCTAGCTTCATCTTCTATAAACGATCCCACCTCTAAAGCCACTTTAACTAATTTTACAGGGGTTGACAGGTGATTGACACATCCTTTTAATGCTAAGAAGGCTATAACATTACTAGGTAGAGTGAAGAGTTTTTCAATAGTTTGCGCGGAGTGATTACTAGGTTTTCCACCCATGTAATCAGTTTTTATTTTATCTATTTCCTTGGATATTCTTGTGATCCCTTTACGAATAAACTGAATACCAGCAGGTGTAGTCGATTCATGCTTACCCTTTTTAGCTTCTTGGTTTTCTCGCCTGTATCGGACTACTCCCAAGTCCACCATTTCTTTTTCTAAGTCTATTTGTTTTTTGAGCATTGAGTCCTTATGTAATCAAAGTAAATAACAAGCAACCCTGCATCAATTAGAAGGAATCCGTATTGATTTGACCAAATCCAATAAGAAATCCAAAAAGTTTGGCAGATAACCCCTACGATTCCACCTAAGTGATGCCCTATCGCTATCAGTCTAATAGACATCAGAGCCAATAACGATAGGGATATTTCAAGATAAAAACTAGTCATATTTTAGAAGCTACCCCCATTAAATAAATAATGAGCACAACTAGCCCTAATCCTATAACACAATCTATTGCTTTTCTTACCATGCTATTCAAACCTTCCACAATCTTTGTTAGTCGGAGTACAATGTTTAAAGGCCCATTGTTCATCTTTAAGAACCTGAACATCTATACTAGGTTTAGTTGAGTAGTAATCTCCTTGGCGCATCTTGTTAGGTACTAAGAAATAAAAGATTCCCCATAAGCAAAGCATGAAAAAAACAAAAACTAATAGGACCGCATCATTCGTTTTCATATTGTTCTATCTCCTTTACTTTTAACCAAAAATTAGGATGCCTAACGTACATAGGTTCCTTCCAGTTTAAAACTAAATAACATTCCTGCATCCAATCAGTTTGAACCTGGAAGACTATTTCATTAGGATTAGTAGGCTCAGTATTACAAGGCACAAGCTTGGAGCTGAAACTAGCCTCCAAGCCTGTCTTATATACTATTTGAACCTGATTAGGAACTTCATTGATAGTCCAATCTATCATCTTATCAGGTGAAGGAACTATCAGCATAAGAGTAACTAATAGTTCATTCATATTAGTTTACCATGCACTTCCTCAACGTCATTCAATAGGTCTTTAAGGTCCCTATTTTCTTCCATTTCTGCCCGTCTACCTTCACAAAAACCTGAACTGTAAGCTTGTTCTAGTAGTTCTGTGAGTTGAGTTTTATCCAGAGTTACAGAGTTAATTACTTTATTCTTTTTTACTTGTTTTTTAGAACTCATAAGCCGTGATCTCCTAAATTCTGTTTAACATATTGTTTATAAAGTGTTTCTCCTGGTGCTCCTACTTCTTTTACTACTTTTTTAATCAATGCTTCAGACTTTACCCCTTTTCGATAGACTTTATAGTCATCTGAAAAGGTATAATACCAATCATGCTTTTCTAACAAGTCTTTTAAATCTTCTAAAGAGTAGAGATTCATAATAGTTCCTTTTTAACATTTTTTCAAGTAGTTGTCTACTAGTAAATAGACATATTTTTAAACTTATTTTTTAACTTTTTCAATGCTTCATCAGAGTAGAGAGATAAGTCATACAAGACACTTCCGCGCCTCATAATTTCGTCTACCACCTGACCATTTTTATACCTAGTTACTTTTACATCATATATCCTATTGGCCCTCGATGAATCGAGAGAAGAGGTATCTTCCATAACTTCTTTTAACTTGTTATTTTGGCCAGAGTCGAGATTATCTAGTGTTTTATAAGTAGATACTCTACGACAACCTGGAGCTAACACTTGGTTATTCATAAGTTTATCCTTTAGTTTTAATAGGTAATAATAATAAGTATTATTACTAGTAATATACTAGTATATACTTATATATAGTGATTTTGAACTTTCTCATAATCGGCCTTTGTTTACTTAGCTTTAGCCTGAGTTTGCCAATCTTGTCCAATCCACCCACTTCCTATCCATCCTTCTCCCTCTTCTTTTGCAGAATTTAAATAAATTCTAACGTGCGTAGCATATTCAAGTGGTAGACTCTGATCAAATGTACGCAAGTCTAAACCGTCAGCTCTATTTTGAGGTGCTCTTGGTCCAGAGCCACGGACCCGTACTCGAAATCCCTCTTTTTTACCGATAGTCCTAAGCGTTTTTACTAATACTCGCGCTTCATCGTCCCACGGAATTTTTACCATGTATCTGTATGGATTTATCATAATACCTCCAATGTTGAAGTTTTGGACCGTATTCGAGGTCCCAGGATGCCGTATAACGGCTTAAAAGCTCTTACCCTAAGCTACCATATATGTTAAATATGATAGCCTAGAATCAAAGCTCAGTTAGTCAAACCATTTAAAATCTTTATCGTAAATATCACCAGTAGAATTAAAACCGTAAATAAAATTTGTAATAGCTCTTTTTTTTCTCTCAAATTCTCTTTCTTTTTTCAGGTTTTCTTGTGAGTCTTTTTTCTCTTTTTCTTCTTCAGGGTAATATCCAAATAAAGATGAAGTGTTAGGATAATCTTTTGGATTAATTTTCATTTTAAATTAGCTCCTTTTAAAATATGAATAATAACTTCAGTAGTCCATCCGTTTCCTAAAGCTTTATACCGTCTGGTATTGCTGATTTTCTTGTAAGTACCATTAACCTCAGCTCCATGCGCGGTATAGTTATCAGGTACTGTTTGCAGTCGCTCGCATTCTTTTACGGTTAATTTTCTCCACTTTAAAGGCTCAACGTATACTTTAGGCTCTCTGTGTCCACCACCACAAGTAGTTAAAGTAGGAGCTTTACCGTTTTGGCTATAAACTCTTTTTATAGATTCATTTCCTTTTAAATCAGCTTCTCCTACTTGTAGACATCTGTTAAAAACTAGTTGTCTCCTATGCTTTTTAAAATAAGATTTTAGATTCCCACCTTTAAAATAATTAGCATCAATACAATGAGATTTATCTCTATCGGTATGGCCGTCTTCTAAAATATCTTTTAATGTTATTCCCTTATCTTGATAAGTTTGATCAATAGGAAAATTACAAAAATATAATCTTTGTCTATTCTGAGCTGAAAAATATTTAGAATTGATTAAAACCCCTTTAACACCTAAAGCATTTTCCATAACTTCTAAGTGCTCTTTTTTCATTTTGACTTGTTCAACTAAAAACTTAGGTTTTACTCCAAACCTTTTTTGCTGATTATTTAAAAACTCAATAAAGTAAAAGAATAAACTTGATCTTGTTCCTTCTTCAAAACCCTTTTTAGCTCCTGCAAACGATAGGTCCTGACATGGCGCGGAACAAAAAACAAAATCAATTTTAGGTAAATCATTAAAATTAATTTTAGTAACATCCCCTAATTCTGTATTATTCCAATGAGTGCGCGATATAGCATTGGCATATTTATCATTTTCAATAGAGAAATATTGTTTTATTGGTATGCCCATTTTAGTCAATGCTAATCTACCTGTAGATATACCGTTAAAAAACGATATAACTGTTAATCCTTCATTTTCCATGATTAGTCCTCGATAAAAATTAATAAAAACTACTTTAAAATACTACTAGAATCTTTTTAAGAATACCACTAAATATTAATGGTATTCCTGAAAAGATTAGTGGAATGTATAAGCTATAACTTTATCTGTATGCCAACAAGCTCGACAATCTCCGCAATTTTTACGGTCCTCTTCTATTCCCACAGGACACGCGTACACTTTACTTTCGTCAATTTTTTGACCCTTTTGAATAACTGTGGACCCATGTTCGGATTTAAAATAACCTTTTGTTGATGGGCTAGAATAACGGACCTTAACATTTGGTAAACTTTCAAGATGCTTCCACAGGTCTTGATCTAACAAATCACGCGCTTTAGTTGGAATCCAATGAAATGTATTAGGAGTCGATCTACAAATGGAAATAATTGTATACAATAAATCATTGTCGTAAATATCTCCACTATCAAACCACCTAAAATAATTGTTTTTATCTGAATTAATTAATCGGACCATATCATCATGGAAAGTATCAAGATTATTTAGCGTTTCTTCATAATTATGTTTTCGTAAAGCTTTGGCATTTCGCCATGAATAACTACCTTTTATTGCGTAGCAGTTTTTACATACGTCTTTAATTTTCCCTTGTTCATCTAACATACCTATACAAGTATTTTTTGATACTGGAAGAGCAAAAGATTTACAAGGCATTTTGGAAGTCTTACTTAATTTAATCATGTTTTAGTCCTCGATAAAAAATTAATATTAATTGTTACTATCTAAAGAATTGCGCGATTCAATTTTATCTTTGAGCGCGTCTATTAACATCTGTTTTAATTCTAAAATCATATCAATATTACCGTTTGTTTCTTCTAACACTTTGATCATGGCCTTAATTACTTTAATATTGCCATGCTCATTAATAAGATTATAAGCTTCTAATTCTCTTTTAATGTTTTTCATTTTAGTCCTCGATAAAAAAATTAATAAAAAAAACTGTCATAAATATAGTTCGATATCTCGAACAAGTCAAGTAAAAAAAATAAATATTATTAATTAGTAAGATAATTCTTTAGTTTTCAATATCGGGCCCCTTACATTAATTTAGGTTTATTGTTTGTTTAATTCTCGAACAATAAATAAATTAAGAAAAAAATAGATACTCCACAAAACAAAGACGCTTAAATACTAACGGTCCACTCGCAATCCACCATGGCCCACCGAATGAAAACTAAAAGAATATTTGAAGTTGACCGCGAGTTCGACCTGGTTCAGATCGCGCAGTATTAATAAGGAAGAAAGGGGGAAAATTTTGGTTTTTTTCTAGGTCGTTACCCACTCAGATTTTTCTAATAAAATGTTGGGGATTACCCGAAGATAACCCCCAAACATCTTAATAAACCCTAAGTTTAACAGGCTTTTGTGAGGGTTTGCCCCCTCTTTTAGGAGAAGTTCCTGTGGGGGCTTTCTTGGCTGTAGGCTTAGGGTTTGGATAGCCTTTACGTTTGGGCATACTTCCTCCTAGCGAGAGTTGTTGCTGTGGTTACGAATTTCTCCTTTACGGCTATCGTAAGGAAAACGTGTAGATACTGCCCGTACACCATGATTTTTCATAGTCAACGGTCTGGTACTTTTGGGTGTAAGGGTAGGGTTACGTCTCCCAAGGCTCGTATTGAACCCCGAATTCCCAACGTCTCCCCTTACTTTTTGTGCATCTCTCATTCTTAAACTCCTTTCGTTTATTAGGTACTACTCTAGTTCTGAATCGTCTATCACGAAACATTTTTGCTATTACTCTTTGTTCTATCCTGTTTATATTCATAATCAGTTGGTGGGTAAACCCAGTTTAATGTTCCACATTGTATTAGTTCTGTACGTTCTACTACTGGAATATTAATCATACCCTGAAGGAGGATATCTATTTCTTCTCTCGTAGGGTTCATCCCATGGGACAGTTCCTCTTGGTCTTTTTTCTTTTCTTCTGTCCCTTTTCTTTTCTTCAGGAGAGTTCTTAAAGACATCAGCATATTCAGGGTCTTTAATAGTATACGCATCAGCTCTCCTAATAGCTTCTTTATACTCTTCTTTAAACGCATCAAACTCCACCTTTAGTGCTTCATACTTTTCTTTATAGTTATGCTCTTCCATATCCCCTCAGAGGTACACATCCTAAATTAACATCTTCAGGTGGATGACTTTTAGACATCTCTACCTGAACTTTAATACACTCTTGTTCACTATCAAAGATATCATACACTTCAGCTTGTTTAACACTAGTTCCAGATATAACTATCACTAGTAACAACCACATTCATACCTTAACCCAAACATTCTCATCTTCATAAGATTGATCTACTTTATCCATAAAAGACCTGATGTTTTCTTCAAGTTGATATTCCTGACGATCTATGTATGCTTGATCCTCGTCAGCAGCCATTTGTTCTACCCAATAATTGACTCCCATTGACAATACATCTATCCTATCATCATACTGAAGGGACCCTTTATCTCTAGTAAGTCTAGTCATTTGGTAGAATAACTGTCTACGGGGTTCATCTTTATGTTCCTCGTAGTCTCTCTTGGCTTCATTTAAATCTATTATGAGTCTATGTTGATTCATAATAGGCTCTAAAACATCAATAATCCTAGCTTCTTTCTGTTTATGATGTTTTATTTCTTCTACATGGCATTGATGATAATTAAATAATACTGGTTTAAATATCTCAGTATACATTCCATCACCAAAGTTTGCCTCTATTTCTACTACATTTACTTTATGTTGAGCTGCAATTTTAGCTAATTCGTTTAAAGTTCTCTTATCATAGCCACCTTTAAGTCCACCTACGGCTAATACAAAGATTTTACCATTAAGTTCTTTAGTAACTACATATCCAGTTTCGTCTGATCCCCTGCCACTAGGATCAATGTGCATAGCAGCACCAGTATAATCGTAATAGTCATTGGAAACCTCGAAAGGTTTATAGAAATAGTCTCCTGTAAGTCCTACTGCTGGTAAATCCATGAGTTCATCTTTACCATATAGAACTCTCCCAGGACCTTGCTCTGTAGATAAAGGGATAACTAGTAAATCTCTAAGTTTAAGTGGGTATCTTTGGTCATCTTCACCAGAAGTGTCCAACATAAACTGCAAAGCAAAGCCTGATTTGCCATAAGATGCCTCTCGTTCAGCTAAATCAAGGCTGTCAAACCGCATAGGGTCTGTAGGCTCCCCAACGTCTTTTTTAAGCTTATTTATAAAAGGGGCAAGTCTACCTGCGTAAAACTCTTTTAGTTTATTAGAAGGCATCTGAGAAGGCCAAATTCTACAAACATACCCTCGATTTTGTAATCCAGCGTATAAACTCTCTTCTACCTGTGGTGTTCCTAGATAAATGATCCTTCCAACTTTAGGCATTACTACAGCATCAAATTCTTTAACAACCTCACCTAGTTTATCTCTCATTACCTGAGTCAAAGCATTGGATAAAACTTCAACGTCATCAGCAATAATAAAGTGTGCTCTTGATCCTACGATCTGACCTGTGATACCAATAGACTTAACGCTAGGAGCATGGGCAGCCCTACTAGGAGCAACATCAAAAGCCACATTTGAATTTCTTTGATCCTCTCTTGCTTTGAGGTGTTGCAAGATAGGCATTTCATTAATGATTCTTTTAGTAAAAGTAGAAAAGTCATCGGCTCTTTGTTTGGATGCAGATACTACTAAAAACTTGAGCTGAGGATCAACCAATAGCTTCCAAACAACAAAAGCAGAAGTAATCCAAGATTTACCAACACCTCTGAAGGCCTGGATAATAAGTCGTTTAGGGCCTCCCTGGAGATACTCAGCGATATCATATTGTATAGGAGTAGGCTCAGGTAAAGCAAGGTGCTTCCAAGCAAGATACAGAAAATTACGGAAATCATCTTTAATTAGGTCTAGCTGATTCTTCAAAAGGTAGTTCCTCTACAAGTGACTTTATATCGGCATTATTAGCACCAAGACACTCAATATTGTTATCTCTAAGAAACTGACGGGCAACATTAAGATGAGCTGGTGTAGCTTCACCGGATTTAAGTATTTCTGCAAGGTGTCTTGCCAGTATACCATGTAATTCTCCCATGTCTCCAACTGTTGCATTACTCATCACAGACCTCTTTATATATATCGTTATTTCTAGCAACCTTACCTAAGTCTTTTACTACCAACTCTGGTGGGTTGTTATCTTTTAACCATTCTTTAGTTTGTGGGCTAAACTCTACCTTCTCATACCACATACATTCCTTTGAGTAGTAATCATCGGCATTATAAAGCCCCAAACCAAAGTTAGCTGCTGGTGCTGCCATTTCAGTTAATATACTACTACACCCCGTTAAGCACATCAGGAAGACCATCGCGCTCCCTGACTTCAGCTTTAGCTTTATCAATTTCTTGCTCCACTTCTTTTGCAGCAGCCATACCTTTAGGATGATTAAGATTATTAAAGATATTACCTGCAAGCCAATTAAATATAGGCCACAAAGTGCTTAGTACGGGTATTTTTTGTACCCAACGATCAGGTAAAGAACCAGTTATAGCTGTAAATACCAGTACAATCTCTCCTACAATTTGAAACCACTCTTGCCCCATAAAAGCATCCATTACTACTTTACTCCATTATTAAGGTGAACAAACAAAATAACCTAAACACCAACCTATAAGAACCATTAGTGCCATCTTCCAAGGAAACCCTCTGAACATATCCATTAGCAATTCCTATCCATTAGATGTGCGTTAGTAATAAGAGCTAAAGGAATACTCCCATAACCCTTGTATTTACCTTTCTCATTTGAATCTTTGTTATATCCAATAACTACATGGTCATTAGATACCCCTATTAGAAAACCACAAGACTCATATTCAGCTCTTTGAATATCTAAATTATCTACAGTTATTTCCTCACTTCCATCATAAGGATCATACCATTCAATAATTACAAGTCTATTAATATTCTCTTTATTGTAAATTAAATCTCTTGCAAGTTTACAATGAGTCTTTCTTTCAGCCATTGTTCTTATTCTCCAATAAATGCTGAAGGATTATATTTAAATCCTGTCTAATAGGTGCTAATTGTGTTTCTAAATAAGTTCTATCCACTTGTTGAGATTCTAGTTTATCTATACGTTCATGGGCTATATCAATAGATTTAAACAAACGCTTAAAAAACCAGACTCCCATAGCAGCAAAACTAGCGGTAGTAGCTAGTACAAGTTCATTTAGTTTTTCCACTAGTTTCCTTTCTGTTTTCTATTAACCTAATAGCTTGAATCTTATCTTCTTTAGACTTTTCCATTTCATTTAATCTATTATGAAGAGAAGCAATATCATACTTATATTCAGATCGCGGTACACTTGTATGTTGAATATTGTCTATTCGTTTATCTCCTTCATGTATCAATCCAGAATTAGCTTTAACTGCTGAAACATCTGCTTTCTCTTTCTCTAACGCATCTACTTTTGCCGTAATACGATTGAGAAAGAACCAACCTATTGCTACAAATAATGACCAAGCATTGTGGAGTATAGTTTCCATTCATTAGTTTGTGTATAAGTTATAACCAAGTTTATAAAAATAAAAAACTATTGTTCCTATTATTATAGCTAATATTGAATACCATCTAATCATCAGTAACTCAATGCCACCCCGTGAATCTGCCCTTCTTTACTTCCAGCGGACTGATTAGCAAATTCGATTTTATACTTAAGCTGGTTTCCTGAAGTGACCGATATGGCAGGGGCTATCGCTATGTTGATGCCTGTGCTGAATGTACCTTTACTTGCTAATACACAAGTAGAATAGTTCGAGCCGTTATCCGCAGATACCTTCGCAATAATGTCGGTATTGAGAGTATTTGTTCCAGCGTTATTCTTATAGAGCAAGCAAAGACCTAAAGAACTTTTGCTTGCTGAATCTTGTGGAGTGATTGTAGTGCTAGTGAAGCTTCCCGTGGCATTTAATGTTGATTCTTGCCCCTCAATTTTCTTCAAAAAATAAACATAACCATAACCGCTATCGGTAGGCACATCAGCTACTAATGTGCCAAAACCAGCCGTCCCTGGCGCTTGGGTACATGATTCAGTATCAGTTGGTAAGCCGCTTGTATACCAAAAGATGTTGGTATTATCTCCAGTTGTTGCTGTAAAAATGTAGTCATTTGAACTAGAAACTGTGAAAGTCAACCAATCAGAAACTTGGCTTGCCCCGCTTGCTCCTGATGTACCTCCCCACTTAATTTCAAGGGGAGTGGCTACGGTGTCGTAGTTGGTGCTTCCATGTGTGCTTCCGCTATCTGCAACTCCAAATCCAGCCTGTATTAAGTCACCAGCCCCAGTAGTATTAACAGTAAAGCGGAGTCGGTGAGCGGTAGCACTTATAGCGGTGATTCTTGTTCTAGTAGTATAGTTGTTCCAACCACTACCAACAGCCGTTCCAGAAGAACTAACTTCCCATAAATTTTGTGTTGAACCCCATGAGCCTGTTGATATGTACTCTGAAGCTGTGTCTCTAAATACGTTTGTTAGTGACGTAATAGAATCGCTATCTTCAAACTGTTCGATCCAGTAATTATTCAACCCATGTGCCGTCATGTTGCCATTGATTGCGTTCTGTAACGCAAGTACAGCTATATCGTTCTCAATGGATGAGGTATCTGAATGTTGCGTAACGGCACTTGCTGGAACCCTAGCATCAGCTATAGAGCCTGTGAGTTTGCTGGCATCTACATCATTAATTACATTTGAAGTTACTTTAGTTAAACTCATAATTTATCCTTAAGGCTTGGGGTGAGCATCTTTCACGGCCTTCACATGGGCTTTCCAATCATCCATACTGTGATACATCATATCTAGTTGTTCTTCCCATGATTTGTATTTGGGCTTTCGGTCACGCTGGTACTTAGCGTTGTCGTAGGCAGTTTTTAATTCCGCTTGCTTGGCTTGTATATCAGCCTTGCTGATTGGTGTAGTGTCTCCATGCCAAGTAATCTGATCGTAGTCCTCAGCATTAACACTAACTTGTGCATTTGGGTTAATGGCTAAAATAGCCGTACATATATCCATCTTGTTACTCCTTTAAATTAACTTGATATTTCCATTACTGTGATTGAACTAGCTTGTCTACCCGAATCATCATTGTCATAGTCTTGAGAACAGCGATTGACATTGATTGTGTAAGTCGAGCCTGTGCTTCTTCTGACATACATCGCATACGACAAAGCACTCGTACTCGAAGGGCTGTCCAAAAATTGCCCCGCTACAAGCCGTGTGGCTTTATCTCCAGCCCCATAACTGTCTGTGTCTATCGTAACTACTGCCCTACTACTGGAACTGTCTCCTTTAAAAATATGCGTTGAATCTCTGTAAAGAGCAAAATGCTGAGAACAACTTACTGTTTGTGATGAAACAGGCATTGAATACAACACCAATATTTTTGAACTTGTAGCCGATGGAGTAATCGAAACAGCCAATTCAGTTCCACCTGTACCAACCTTAATCCAGCTAGAACTGTTTGTCGT